CCTCTTGGCTGTTAGGTAATGGGTCGGCGTTGACACCATTTCAGAAGCGACAGCGATTGCAGCCCGAGCCGATCTCGCAAGGATTCGAGCGACGGCTAGGTTGGTTGTGCCGATGTAATAAACATTCCAAAATGACATGGCACACCTCACAACACGAAATCGGCAAGCGTGGACGCGAACATCTCTCCCCATTGGTTGCCGTTAGCGGTGACGGAATAGACTGGCTCGAAACGGTTATAGAGTCCGTTGAACTCTGTTCGGGCATAGGCGATGCCTACGCACTGACCTTGGCGTAAATCGTTAGTGCCGTTTTCCGTGAAAACATAGGACGCGACCAACGCAGTGCGATAGTTCTTATACTTTTCGGCGTTGCGGTAGTAATCGGCGTAGTTGAAACGGTCATAAATTCTCATGGTGATACCCTCTCAATAGATTGTTTTATGAGTTACGGAATGGCAGGAACGCAAACGGGGCCAAGGATTCGACCAGATTTCGGGAACACGAGATCGTGTGCGAACTTGTTTGCGTCGTCGTAATCATTAAAGAACACGACACCAGCCACCATGTCTGCATCGAGATCAGTCAACACAACCTTATAAGGATGATCGTTGCCGGTTCGTAACGCTGGCGAACGATAAATAACAGCGGATTCCATGCCGGTTGTCGTGTTCGTGTAGGTTTCAAGTTTCATTGTCATACCCTCATAAAAGACTGTTTGGTTATCGGACAAATGAGAGTGTAAAGAATTGTTTTACGGAATACACGAAAACCGTAGTCAGTGACCATCACGCGGATAACAGGTGACTACACGAGAAATGCCACGAAAAACAATGCTTTTCGTTACCGTGTAGTCAAAAGAGGGGAAAAGGTATAAGAGATAGAATCTCTCTCATCTAAAAGATGAACCTCCGTAGTCATGACTATTTACTACATGAGAGTCATTCTCATTTAGACTGTTGCATCTAAACAACAACCTTCCCTCGCATGGTCATGGGAATTCCCTTGCATAGTCACGTTGTTGTATCTACGCAACACGTTGCATCTATGCAACATCTCGCATGGTTGTAGCGTCTACGCAACAACCTGGTAGTGAGACGCATTCGCAACATGACAGGGGGGGCGGGGGTAGGGGGGGTACAGGGCCAGGCTGTGTACCGTTGACGTGTACGTAAGGTCCGTGAACAATTTTTTTTATTTTTAATACTTGCAAACAAAGTTTGATGCTCGTATCTTTCTTGCCACAACGTCTGACGTGGTGCGCACGTAGCGACCGAGAGGAAGCTGAAAGCAGGATGAAATCTCCAGTTACCCGTTCTGCTGCATATCTAAGGCAAAGATTGTTTAACGCGTTTAGCGTTAGGCAAATGTCCGCCTCGGCACACAGGCTCCATGGTTGTTGGAGATCGCGGCCTCCCGGCAGGATGACCCTGCACGTTATTGGGCTATGACTGAACCGTCCTTTCGTTCGATCCCTTTCGAGCCTCGTGAACTGAAGGCTTCGCCTGACGTTCTGGAGAAGATTTACGAGGCGTCTAAGCTCGGCCTCAAGGGTGATGCCATGGCCTTTGCCGCTGGCCTCTTGCCGATAGAGTATCGTCGGCTTTTGCAGTTGGATAAGGCGGCTGCCATTGCCGAAGCGAAAGGGCGTGCAGATAGTGAGGTTGAGGCGGCTACCGTCTTGCGAGGAGCGGCTTTGGGTGGCGATAGCAAGGCAGCTCTGGCACTACTTACCCATCTGCACGATTGGGTTGCCCGCCAGCAAGTTCAGGTCGATATTAAGTCGCAAATCAGCATCGTTGCGGCACTGCAAGAGGCGGAGTCTCGCGTCATCGAGGGCAGAGTACTGCGAGAGGAAACGCCTGCACTAGAACACTCGCCGAACCGGCTTTTAGAGTTAGACTCTAAGCACCATGCAACAGCCGATTTATAGCCCCGAAGACGAACAACTGCTGATGTCCAAGGTCTGGGCATCCCAGATCAAGGACGACCCGGAAGCGTTCGTGCTGCTCGTGTTTCCTTGGGGGAAACCCGGCACGCCGCTTGAGCATTTCAAAGGCCCGCGCAAATGGCAGCGCAAGATACTTCGGGATATTGCCGCCCATATTGCCAAGAATAAAACCGCGACCGCTTACGAAGTCCTGCGCATGGCAACGGCTTCGGGACGCGGTATCGGTAAATCTGCGTTGGTGTCGTGGCTCATCCTGTGGATGCTCTCCACCCGGATTGGCTCGACGACTATTGTTTCGGCAAACTCGGAAGCCCAGTTTCGCTCGGTCACTTGGGCAGAAATCACTAAGTGGGCGGCATTGCTGATCAATAGCCATTGGTTTGAGATCAGCGCGACCCGCGTGATGCCCGCTAAATGGATCGCCGAACTCGTTGAACGCGACCTTAAAGTCGGCACCCGGTATTGGTCCGTGGAAGGCCGTTTGTGGTCCGAAGAAAACCCGGACTCCTATGCCGGTGTCCACAACCAGGCAGGCGTCATGGTGATCTTCGATGAAGCCTCCGGTATCCCCGATTCTATTTGGTCGGTCACGGCAGGCTTCTTTACGGAAAACACCCCGCACCGATTTTGGTTGGCGTTCTCTAACCCCCGTCGTAACGAAGGCTACTTCTTCGAGGCGTTCCATGCGAAAAGAAACTTCTGGCAAACCCAAAACATCGACGCCCGCGAAGTCGAAGACACGGACAAAGGCGTCTATGAGCAAATCATCGCGGAATACGGCGCGGACTCCAAACAAGCCAAAGTCGAAGTCTATGGGCAGTTCCCGAGCGACTCCGACGACCAGTTCATCCCTCCCAGCGTTGTTGACCAAGCAGTTTCTCGCCCACGGCACCAGGACCCAAACGCGGTACGCGTTATCGGAGTCGATCCTGCGCGAACAGGCGCAGATTCCACGGTTATCGTGGTCCGAGAAGGCCGCGATCTGGTGGCAGTCCGTCGTTACAACGGCGAAGATACGATGGCAACGGTTGGGCGAATTATTGATGCTATCGAAGAGTGGCAACCCACGTTGGTGGTTTTAGACGAAGGCGGATTAGGTTATGGCATTCTTGACCGCTTAAAAGAGCAGCGGTATAAGGTCGTTAGAGGCGTCAATTTCAGTTGGAAATCTAAAACCCCGCAAATGTATGCGAATAAACGCGCAGAACTGTGGGGTTTAATGCGTGAGTGGCTGCAAAGTGCATCCATTCCCAACGATAAACAACTGAAAGCTGATCTCTCTGCACCGCACCAAAAACCCAATTCGTCAGGTTCGATCCAGTTGGAAAGCAAAAAGGAAATGAAATCACGAGGATTGCCGTCGCCCGACGCGGCTGACGCTCTCGCTTGCACCTTTGCTTACCCGGTGGCGAACCGCGAATACCGCGAACGACCGCGCACCGTTAATGCGTATCAAGGCGGCGTCGTTAACTCATGGATGGGTGCATAATGCCGAGCTTTAGCGAGGTTTTTGTATAATGGCACGTAAATCGGTCAGTTTGTCGGTCGGTCGAGGCGAGAAACAGCCGGTTTCTAGGGGCGCAGGATTGACGGCGAAAGGTCGAGCGAAATATAACCGCGCTACGGGCAGTAAATTGAAAGCCCCGGCTCCTAATCCGAAGACTAAAGCGGACGCGGGACGTAAAAAATCGTTTTGCGCACGCATGAAAGGGGTGGTTCGTAAGGCCAAAGGGCCAGCCGAACGCGCCAAGGCATCACTCAGAAGGTGGAAGTGCGGATGAGCAGTCACAAAAAGGGTCTTTACGCCAACATTCACGCTAAACGGAAGCGAATTGCTGCCGGATCGGGCGAGAAAATGCGCAAAGTAGGTGCAAAAGGCGCACCGACGGCCAAAGCGTTCCGTCAATCCGCCAAAACTGCTAAACGGAGAAAGTAATGGCCAGAATGCCTATCGGTGTTAACCCACGCGCCCTTGTCGGCGACATGATTATTGGCTCTCAGGAGCAGCAGAAGCAGATGCAGCGCCGTCAACAGCGCCCGATGACTCCGCGCCGAATGCAGCCCGATGCGATCCGAACGACGGTTGATTTTCGTTCAACTCCGATGAGAAAACCGTAATGCCGCTCGTTAAATCTGCCTCAAAAGGCGCATTTCGTAAGAACATTCGCGCTGAAGTACGCGCCGGTAAGCCTGTAAAACAGGCTGTGGCGATTGCGTATTCGGTTAAGCGTAAGGCCGCAGCAAAGAAGCGAAAATAATGGCTAAAGACCCGACAGGACTTCGAGGCGCCGCACAGGTCGCCAACAGCCCGCAGACGCGTAAAACACGCGATGCTGCGGACATTCTTGCTCAGATGCGTAAACGCTTTGAGCAGTCCCTGTCGGCGTACTCTGAGTCACGCGACAGCGAACTCGACGACTTGCGCTTTATGGCAGGCTCTCCCGATAACCGCTGGCAGTGGCCGCAAGAGGTGCTGGCTACCCGTGGTGCGGTGCAGGGCCAGACCATTAACGCTCGACCCTGCTTAACCATTAACAAACTTCCGCAACATGTACGGCAAGTCACGAACGATCAGCGGCAAAACCGCCCTGCGGGTAAGGTTATCC